ACTGCAATTTCCACATCTGTTTTTAAATTAACTGGTTCATCATAATCAAGGAGAACATTGATAGCACCGTACGTACTCGCTCGGAGTTTTTTATCTGCATCGGGTCCCCAGTTATCTCCTAATAGTTTCAAAGCTGGGCTATTATCTAGACATAAAAAGAGTAATCCATCTTCTACAACTCTTTCGTCAGAGAATTTCGCGACGAAATCCTTTTTACCATATTTAACATCTAAGAGTTCTGTACCGAAAACAAAGTTTGCACCAGCATTGAGAAGAGCTTCTTCCATTGCATCACACATCACTTTACCGGACACCTTTTGTGTATACATTTCGGACATGATAGTGTGATCTAAGTTTGTTACAAATTCATACGCTGACATGACATCCCATGTGACACCATCCATTATAAGTGGTAAATGTTCGATGTAATCACTACCTTTCTTACTTAGAAACCCTACTGCGTCTTTTAGAGATATACCCAAATACTTTTTGGGTTGTGAGAGTACAGCCGAAAATAGAGATATGAGTGTAACATAATCTCTTAGAGTAAAACATTCAAAAGCATATTTCAAAACACTCATTTTTTCTACAGATTCAAACATTTCACTCCATTCAATATTCATTTCTTTTAAAAGAGATCTTGTGTTTATAAACGCGCGATCAAATAATATTCTATGTGCGTGAAGATCCCGGGTCCCTATTTCAGGTTCCCACCAAGATCCCCCCGCTGATATTTTTTTGTCATAAATCATGACTTCATGGTCGCCTGACTTGAGTAATTCCCATGCTAGCGACATCCCTGTTGGTCCCGCTCCAACGATATGAATCTTCATTCTATATTTAACTTACAGAATAATTCAAGGACATTTAATTTTTAACCGTTTTAATTTATCTTCAAACTCCCTCCGTTCACCCGGGGATTCAATTTCTTTACCAGTGTTTATAGCTTCTATTTCAGGACCAGTGAGTTGCATAGCATTTACACGGAAATCCATGAATGCCTCCATCGAATGTGGTACTAAGGGTTGAACGAGTTCATAAATAGCCGTGGCATAATCTTGGATCTCCTTTTGTGCGTGATGATCCATTCTCAATTGCAAGAAATGCATGAGATTGTGGAGATCCATTTTCCACACGAAAGATGTATACGTGGATTGTGGTAATACACCTCGCGCCTGTTCCCTACATACACCTGTATCTAAAAGATGTTGATACAATTTGAAGGCGTTCTTATATTGTGTGGATATGACTTTTGTGAGTGTTTCGTCAACTTCCAATACACCTTCTGATCCTTGGTGATTTATTTCAGATTGCTTACGCAATACTTCTGGTTCGTAGTACTCTTCGTCAACAATGGAATACCTGGCAGACATCTCGTTTACAGAGGCTGTTCGGTGCCTCAACCACTGACGAGCGATGTAGAGTGGTGCTTTGATACGGAATTTGAAAACCACGAGTTCGAGTGGTGAAGTGTGCCAATTACGAACGAGGTATCGAATGAGACCACGGTCCCCTCGGGTAGTTTTAGTACCTGTTTGATAACTCACACGAGCACCATCAACGATAGCCTTATCTAAATTTTCTTGGGGCATATGATCGACGAGTTCTACAAACCCATGATCCAATACTTTCTTCATTATGGATATATATCCGTTCTAATCTTTAATATTTACATTCATCATTCATTGGAACCTCTCCGCAGAAATCATATAATTTATATAACTTGTCTTGTGCATCTTTACTAACAACTTCAACATCGTTCATGGCATCCATGGCGTCATCAACTAATTCTAGAAATGTATCGAGCTCATCAAGGGCTACACGATGATTCATTCTTTTCCTTTTCTGAGAATGAAAGGCAGTTTTGAGACGCTTGTTACTTTTGATAACCTTGTCCAAGTTGGGTTTGTTAACAGCGCACATTCTAATGGTGAGACTCATTTGTATATTATTCACTTCAAATCTTTAATCATTTCATTAATGTCTTTGTAATATCTTTTTAAATCTTTCATAAATCTTTTATTATTTTCAAGAACTTCACAATCAACTTTGTTTAAATAAATCCATGCTAAATTACACTTCGAATACTTTGACATTTTTTGATTTTCATTTGGACGACGAGCTATGAGTTTAGTTGTTGCTTTCTTCTTTTTCGAAGAACTTGATGCAACTTCAACCCTATTCACGAAACTAAGTGCTTGCATGACAGTATCTGCAAGATCATCTTTCTTCTTTGATTTTACAAATGTATCAATCCAGTGAGAATTTATAGAATTACTCCTAATAAAAGCTTCACATCTTTCAATTGAAACTTTCTTTCTTTTATTATACTGTGCTTTACCTGGTCCAGCAACATCTGGGATTTTGTGTCGAGCGTCATACAGTATGGTTTCGGCATTAGGACATTTAATTATAAAGTATGAATGAAGAAAGTGCATAACAGAAATCATTTTCTTATTACGATCAGGTTGCTTCTCAATTAAAATTATTTTTGCACCAAGTACCCAAGGACGCTCATCAAGATGATCCCTTAGGGATATATAAAGACCATCCTTATGTTCCGGTGGTACCCCTGAAACATCCCAATCTGTCACAAGATTGTCACGATCTTCATCGAGCATACACATTGCCAGATTTCTTATTCCGACATCGATACTCAGTATCATTGATATAAAGGATTGATTTCTCTTTAAGTAAATGTTTCGATTAACTTAAAGAGGATATTTTTCTTAAAGCTATGTGGTGTTGGTGGTGTTGTCACCCATGTGAGAATGAACCCCTAACTTTGCCTCATAAATACGACGATCGACGAAATAAATTTCATACGACGGGAAAGTTTTGTTCATGGAGTTGTATGAAAACGTTTGCGATAGATAAATATGGCTGTAATAGAGGAAGTATTATATGTGGAAATATTATAATGATGCGTAAAAAGATGTACAACAAATTGGGGAGTGTCAAACCAGCTCCGTGGAGATACAAACTAGATGTATTTGGGGGTGACATGTCTATAGAAGAATTTCGTAAAAACCAGACGATTGATATAGATGTACCACAGGAAATACATATTAAGCCGGTGGTTGATAATGTGATACCCTTTGTGTCAAACACCAAAAAGATGGATGAAATAAAGAATGCTTCTTCAAATAACAATGCGCTAAAACTAAAAAGAAATAAGCCACTAAAAAGAGACTACAATAATCTGGAATCAGCTTTAGGTCTCATAATAACTCCCAAAACCTAGAAGTCTTTTTTGTTTAGGAGTTGGCATTGAAGGCGGTAAATGTTCCGTTTTTTTACTATGAATCCACCTTTCTCCGTCGTGCGCTACCCAACAAATGTCGTACCGCTCTATCATTTTCCGACATAAGACACAGGGTAATGATATAGCGTCACCGTGAATGGTTCTTCTATATACAATCAAATGTCCGTATTTTCTGTGTAACCAATCACTAAACTGATGAGATTTATGACCTTTTTTTATACACTCTCGGTAAAGGCGACGAATAAGTTGTCTTTCCGCACACATATGATTGTTACTAACAATTTCAGGTCCTCTCGACATAGAACTCGTTACAGTACAATATTTCATAGTTGACAGTTAAGACATACCTTACCAGAATAAACAAAATCACACCGATTACATTCACTTAGGCACTCGACATGTTTTTTGGATACTAGACCACTTGCAAATCGTTCAAGTTCTTTCACTGTATATACTCCGTATTTAATCATGGTTTCCAATGAAGGAAATCTCATTCTACTTTAGATAAGACTGTAGCCCTTATGTTAGTTTTCGCCAACTAGGCATGGCATACATTTTAATAGGCCTTGTTTAGTCTTAAGCATAGTGGCAAATGCGTCAACCATTGGTGGCACCAAAGTCTTGAGAATTTTCTCAAATTCAGAATCTTCTTCACCACTGTCAATTTGTTCGATGAGGTGGTTCAGAACACCGATAACCAGTTTCTTCTTCTGGGGTCCGGGGAGTTTCTTGAATTTAGTAGTTTCCATCATGAGACGCCCCAGAATAGGTGGGATATCCTCCTTAGTAAACCCATCGTCAAGGTATTCAACCTTAATGTCATCCACAGCCTTGACTAGACTTTTAGCGTCAATTTTCCCAGCGAATTTTTGCAGTATCAGATCCATTTTAATATTTGTATACTATAAGGATACAAATGAAATTTAACGATCTTATCGCATCCACTGCACTGGCCACAGGTTTAGTTAAAATGTATATGGATTTTGAAAATTCTGGTGACGTAGATGTAAAGTTCAAGAATTCAATCGTATTTGGTCTAGTTATCACTGTTACATGGTTGATCTATTACACAAGAGAGTATGGCCTGAGTCATTTCACATTTTACACCATCATTAGTTTACTTTTACAGCTCTATGTATTGAATAAAATACTTGTGAAAGAAGATACTCTTCCTAAAAAGGATTAAAGAGTGGAGTACTCTCTTATTCAGTAATGAGTTCTGTCATCAGTGCATCCATCAAACCCTCTTATTACAAGCGGTATGAGACTAAGTTGAATACCAGGCGTCGTACACGTTCATTCCTCAGGGTTCGTTCATCGGTTGAGCCTCCGGTCGAACCTTCGGTTGAGCCTCCGATCAAGCCTTCTATCGAGCCATACGACCCAAAGACTCGATTCGCTGAGGTTCTCAATGGTCGCGCTGCTATGCAAGGTGTTCTATGGGGTTCTCTAAACTGGATGATGACGGGTGAAAATGTCATTCAGCAGGTTGAGGATCCTGCGTACGCTATCGCTGCGACTGGTGTTGTCACTACATTGGCACTCGCGTCTCTGTTCACAGCCGAGAACTTCAGCACCGAGAAAATTGGAGCATTCACACCTGAAGCTGAGATCAAGAATGGTAGATTGGCTATGCTCGGATTTACCACCTTGTTAGGGTTGAGTGCCATGTAACCGAAATATTCAATCATTTTAACTTTCTCTTCCATTGAAAATGTTCCTGCTCTACGCATCACGTAGGCCAAGGACATCATAAGAATATAAACATTCACGGCTATTGGCCTCATACTTATCTTTTATCCACCTTTATTTAAAGATGTAATCAATACACTTTATATGAAGATACTCGTTTTAGGCTCCCACGGAATTATTGGTTCTGGACTATGTAAACACTTAAAGGAGATCGGACACCATGTAATTCCATGGGATATCAAAATTTCAAGTACCCATGATCTTACTAACATTGAAAATATGCATAGATTACGGGATGTTTTGAACTTTGTAGATTTTACATTTTTTCTCGCGTATGATATCGGGGGTTCTAAATATATAACAAATTCTGGTCTTACATTTATAAATAATAATATGAAAATCATGTTAAACACTTTCAATCAACTTGAGAATAATAAGTTTATTTTTGCTTCAAGTACAATGTATAACATGAGTCATGTGTATGGAACTCTTAAGAGTTTAGGGGAACAGTATACCTCCAAATTGGGTGGTCTTTCTGTTCGTTTCTGGAATGTGTACGGACCGGAGGAGAGTTCTGATAAATCCCATGTCATTGCAGATATGATTCATAAATCAAAGACGCAGGGATACATAGACTTGTTGACAAGTGGTGAAGAGAAGAGGCAATTTTTACACACCGACGATTGCGCTAAAGCTCTCACACAGGTAATGAATAATTATGAAATTATTTTAAAAAGGGAACAAAGTGTTGATGTCACAAGTTTTCAATGGATACGTATCAAAGATGTAGCGAAAATTATATGTGACGATGTACGTGTCACAGATATAACAATCACGACGCATGATAGACGAAACGA